TGGCAACACCCTCAGTCTTCTTGCCGTCAGGACCAATCGAAGCACGCCACGAGTCAAGCATCCCCAAGTTGACACAGAACCATTTGTCTTGGCTCTGGAACACGATGTTGACCTTGCTCAGGTTCTCAGCCTTAACGTTACCCAACGGGGACTCAGCACGAGCCTCACCCAACCACTGGAACATGTCCAGCAAGTTGTAAGACTCCCAGCCTTTGAGTTTCCCGAGAGTCTGTCGGTCAATACGACGTTCAGCCAAACGCAGAGCTGGGAACGAAGGCAACACTTCAGGGAGGATCACACGAACAAACTGGTGACGGTCTGGTTGCGACTCAGCCAGTTGGTTAATGTGTTTCCACATGGTGTTACGAACGTTGATCCAGCGGTAATAGTTGGCGAAGAAGCTGGAGGTGTAACGCTTGGTGAAAACCAGTGGAGCGTAGTTCTCTACTACCAAGGTCCGTGGGTTGCCGAAAGCCCCAGCAGGGTTCAACAGCAACCGCATCTTCGCACGGTTCTTACGGTGATAGTCACGAATCGGTTTAGCCACGATGAAAGGCGTAACCTTTGGATTACCCACGTCACTTTGCATCTCAGTGATGTGTTCAACAAAGACCATCCGTTCAGCGTTCTTGATCATCGGATCATCTACCGAAGGACCGAAGTTAACGGTATCCTCCGGGAAGTAGTTGATCACTGTCGATAACGGCATCTGTAACTTGTTAATGCCAAACGTTAGAGGCAACGCAAACATCGCAAGTCGACGGACACCATAACGACGGTACCAAATGGGGTACTGAAACATGGGTTAGTCTCCGGTCATATTTCTCAAAACAAGTTTCACCGTGGTTACGTTACACGAAGCACGGAAGCCCCCACGTGGATCGAGGAATGCCTCACGACTGTTCAACAGCTTGTCGATCTCAGCCACAGCCTCAGAGGTGTAGACCATAGTCGATGAAGCCGTGTCACCGTCGAAGTCAGCATCCAGACCTGCAAGTCGGGAAGGGTGGATCACTTGACTGTCCACGAAAGCATTCGGTTCACGAGTTGGAAATTCCAACGTCATAAACTCATCACCCAACGGCAACCAGTCTTGACCGAGTTCGTAGCGCATCTCGCCAACGATCGTGGTCTTGGTGTAGATAGTCGAAGGGTAAGTCGAACCAATACCAATTACTGGGTAACGAGTCACGATGGTCTTCAAGGTGTTCCACTTGCGGTAGCCCGATAGGTAGAGCAACTCAACCAGCGTAATCGGTTCAACGTGTTTCGGGTCACGGTCAGCAGGCAGTTCAGTGATGTCCCCAAAGATCCGATACGTCATGTCCGGGCCTTTATAGATCAGACCCAAGTAACGTCCTTCCACCATGATTGGCTTGTGACGATTCTCAACGATCCGGTACGACTCAATGATCTTCTCCAAACCCTCAACCGTAATCCAACGGTCACGAGTATCGGAGGGCAGATCCACCATCTCTGCTTTCAGAGTTTTAGCATCTACCAAGCGTGCAGTTGTTGCAGAACCACCCACGGAGAACACTTCACCCAACCAGCCTGTACGCAACAGGTTAATGGTCAGTGGTAGTGCCCCTTTGATTACTTGGAACAGGCCCAAGATCGTGTCGGTGTAATCAGGAGCTTGAACGCCATCCAAGTCAGCCGTGGAGGTGTCCATTGCCGAGATCACGTTACGAGTACCGTTAAAGATACGACGAGAACCGAACTTGGACTGAATGAACCCACTCTTGCCGGTTACCATCGACAGGACAGTGTCGTAGATGTCGTTGAAGCCCGCCTGGAGCGACTTACGACTGTTGTCGTACAACGGGGAGGTTTCTGCACCATCAGCCCCTACGATGACTTTAGAGGCCCCGAGGACACGACGGTAAATATCGTTGATCTCGTCTTGAGTACCACGACCACTGGCATCAATTACGAAGTCACGTAAACCAGCAGGCATCACCAACAACTGTTTAGTGGTGGCCACGGCGAGGTACTTGTGAATCATCGCAATCCGTTCAGTCCGAACTGGAGACTTGGACGTACGGTACTTGATCTTTTTCCAGTGCTTAAGGAAGAAAGCGTAACCGGTTTGACCAGTCAATTCGTTAGCAGGAACGAAGTCACTTTCCTTCTCATCAAACACTGCGTAGGCTGTCCCACCCATGATGTCACGGTACAAAGACCGCAACTGCACTAAAGCGCGATAAATAGTAGGATGAAGGACATTCAAGTGCATGTCGATGTAAGAGAACTTCTGATCTCTCAATTCGTCACCCACTCGGCCAAAAGTCAACACTGAGAACAAGCCATCTTCATGGAAGTTGCCAGTAACTTGATCGTAAACGTCCGGGGACTTTACGGGACGTAACATCTTGAGTTTCTCTGGTGTGAGATTCATGATTGTTACGTTAAAAGGAATCTGACTATTTTTCATCGGAGACTCTCAGGAATTTATATGAATACCACTACTTCACCCAAGAGCCGGGAGCGTAACCATGGCTAAGGATAAGAACGACTTAGGGGATGACGGTCTAGAGGATTGGGATGACTTAGACTTTGGGGATGACTTTCCCGATTTCGATGCACCGCCCCCTAAAGACGACCGCAAGCCAGTAGTGAAGGTTGCCACCTCTTTCTTGAAGGGTGCTGCTGAAGAACTGACTGACCCTAGCAGAGTGCGTAAAATCGCTCTGGATTCGTTGCCGGATGGCTATGGTAAAGCAGCTAATCTTGCCGACACTATAGCGTCAACTGGACGCGAACTATACCATACGACCTCCGAGGAATTGAAGCCTGTAATAAAAGAGACAAAGCGTGTTGTTAAACGTGCTTTGCCCCTGACCAAAAGCTTCTTGCCGGACAAGTTACAAAAGAAACTGGAGGCTATGACCTCCGACGATGACGTCCGTGGTCCGACGGCGGAACAAACACGCGACGCACAAATCAACTCCGAAGTCAGTGACATCTTCAAACTCCAGATGGAGAATGATGCACAGGACAAAGCGGAAGAGAACGTTCAGGACACCATTGATCGCAAACAGGACACTGCACGGTTTAAAACCTCGTTGCAAACCCTGAACGCTATCTTGGGTGGTATCAACCGACAAGTTGCTTACCAAGACCAGATCGCCTCGAAGTATCAAAAGAAACACCTGGAGTTGCAATTTCTCCAGTACTTCACTTTGCGGGACACGTACGAACTGCATAAGGCTTCGGCCAAAGAGACCAAGTCTCAACTGGATAACGTTGTCAAGAACACGGGCTTGCCTGAGTTTGCGAAATCGAACTTGGGTGAGCACGCTGGACACTTATTCCGCGAACGTCTGCTCAATGCGACCTCGTCGAAAGTTAACCAGTTTGCAAAGGGGTACATCAACAAGTACAAAGACAACATCGTAGCTGCCGGTAAGAAGCAAGTCGGTGCATTCAAAGAAGGTGCTATGCAGGGCCTTCAGGGTGCAGACATGCTCATGGACGCCAACGAGATGACCCAGGAAGCTGGGGGCGGTGGAGACAAGTACACAGCCGGTGGAGGAATGGCCGGTGGTATGGCTGGCGGTTGGTTGGGTAACAAAGCTGCTAAGTGGCTTAAACCCATCCTGGAGAAAAACCCAGGGATCGCCAAGTGGGGTAACAAAGCTGAGTACGGTGTGGATAACTTCGCATCGCTGGCTTCAGACTGGGCTAAAGGGGATAAGGGTGAGAACACGAGTTCCGAACTCTGGAACAAGTTGCTGCGTGGTTTCAAAGACCTCTCTCCTACCGATGTAGTCGATTCCAAGGTTGGTGAATCTGACCTTACGAAGTCACAAGACGCTGTACCGTTTACGCACTTGGCTCGCAAGTCGTTGACGGACATCATCCCAGGTTACCTCTCACGTATCCACCATGAGTTGGCCATCATCCGTACCGGTGATCCTTCTATCAAGCGTTTGGGTTACGACCTGAAAGACGGTAGCTTTGCCAAGATGGACAAAGTGGCTAAGTCGATGGGCGCGTCTCTCTTCGGGCAGACTGAGAACTTCGACAAGGTTAAGGACACTACTAACGGTCTGATTGACGGACTGGAGAAACAACACGGAGAGAAATTCTCCGACGTCCAACGCAAAGCCCTGTATGACAAGTTCATTGGGGAAGCTGCGTCAGGTCAAGGCCGGTTTGACGTTAAGAAGTTCAGTGACGTAGACCAGTGGAAAGACCTGAGCGACGACGATGCTCTGAAGCTCTCTTACATGTTCAGCGATGACGTGGGAGAGGACAAGCAGAACCATTTCTCGAAAGAGTTCTTGAAGATTCGTGAAGGCGTTAACAACCCAACTGACGCTATCAAAGGTCTGATTGATTCTGGTCAACTCGAGAGTATGCGAGCACTGGGTCTGATCACTGGGGAAGGAGACGACCGGAAGGTTAACCAAGAGCGCATTGTCGAAATATTGCGGAACGGAGGTTTCGGTGAACCAACTGATGACGGAGCTACTCCTCCTGGTAGTCCTCCTCGTCCTTTGGGTGATCGTATTGGGGGTGGAGGTCCTCTCGGGGATCTTCAACGCACCCCGAACGCTGCTGATGCTGCTAGCCAAGCTACTGTCCAAGGTAGCCAGTCTCCTAAGCCGGAAACGGTAAACAGCAAGTCGGAGATTGATCGGTTAATTGAAGCGTACAAGGAAGGCAACGCCGAACTGGTTAAAACAATCGTAGCTCAAGGTTCCGATGAGTGCTGCAAAGCTAACCTCGAAATCCAGAAACAGATCTACGAACTGTTGCAATCTGGGCAACTCCAGACATTGTCCACGAACATGCCGTTTGATCCTGAACGCATGAAGTCGTTGGGCGGTCACTTGAAAGGCGGATTGGGTAAACTCAAGAACGCTGGTAAGTGGGGCTTTGGTAAAGTCGGTGGCTTCTACAAAGGGGCGATGGATCTCCAAGGTAAAATGATCAAAGGTGGTTTCAAGGGAGCATGGTCAGCAGTTAAAGGTACTGGCAACCTGCTCTTTGGTAAGGCTAAAGGTAAACTCAACGAGTGGGGTGATGTCTACGTTAAAGGTTCGGCTCGACCAATCTTGACGTGGGCTCAACTCAAAGCCGGCGAGTACCTCAACGAAGACGGTACGCCGATCACTTCGTGGAAGGACGTTAAAGGTCCTGTGAAGAACAAAGCGGGTGAGTACATCCTCACAGCCGACCAGTTTGCAAAAGGGTTGGTGGATGAACACGCTCGACCAATGTTCACCAAGCTGAAAGACTTCGGCAAGAAGTGGGCTGGTCGCATGACTAGTTTCGTTACCTCTCCTTTCACAGGGATGAAGAACGCGATTAAGAATGTGTACTCTGGCGTTAAGAACTTCGTCGAACGTCCCCGAGACATGTACCTGCCGGGCAATCCGGTGCCGGTACTCTTGGCCTCCGTGATGAAAGCGGGCGGTTACAAGAACTCGGACGGGTCTGAAATCAAGAAGATGACAGACATCAAAGGCACCGTTTACGATCTGGAAGGTAACGTCGTTATCTCTCTGGAGTCTTTGAAAGCCGGTTTGGTGGACATCGCTGGTAAGAAGTTCAAGTCCCTGGGTGGGGCTATGTGGGATGGTGCTAAGAAGCTGGTCGGTGGTGTAGTTGGCCTCGGCGTTAAAGCTTTCAAAGGCGTCAAGAACACCATGGCTAAAACCTTGGGCGGGATTAAGAAAGGTGCGGGTAACCTGTTCAGTAAGGGCAAAGGAATGCTCAAAGGCATGAAGATGCCTGGGATGGGTGGTAGCAATGAAATGATGGAAGTGATCGGTGAATACCAGATCCTCCTCCTCGAAGAAATTCGTGATGCTATCCGTGCTAACAATCCGAAGAAAGTTAAAGGTGACTTTGACGGGGACGGCATTCGTAATGGTTCTGGCATCGCTCTGAGTATGGGGCGCAAGAAGAACAAGGAAGAACGAGAAGCCAAACAGAAGGAGCGTGAGGAAGAACGCAAGAAAGGTAAAGGTGAAAAGAAAGGCGGGTTGCTCGGTCTTCTTGGCATCATTGCTGGCAGCGTAGTCGGGATGGCCAAAAGCCTCTTCGGACTTCCTAAGATGTTGATGACGCTTGCACGCAGTGTCAGTGCAGCCAAAGGTGTTGCCGGTGTCGCAGACGCCTTGAGTGGTGGTCGTGCTGGCAAACTGGGACGTGGGGCAAAAGCAGTAGGACGCTTTGCTCTGGGTGGCGGCAAGATGTTGGGCCGTGCTGCTTTGGGTGCTGGTCGTATGTTGTTGGGTGGTACGGGTGGTTTGTTGCGCGGTGCATGGGCTGTTGGCTCTGCTGCGATCGGTGTCTTGGGTGCTCCAGTTGTATTGGGTATCGCTGCCGCTGCTGCTATCGGTTATCTCGGGTTCAAAGCTTGGAAGGCTTACAAGAAATCCAAGAACTCTGACCTGTTGAAATACCGGGTAGCACAGTACGGTCTGGACTACGAGAATGACGATCAGACCAAGAAAGTGTTTGAGTTGGAAAGCATCATCGGGCCGAACGTTAAGTTCAACTCGACCAACCCAACCATCAATTGGAAAGAAGTCAACATCAAGCGTATCCGTGAGATCTTTGGCATTAAGGATGATGACGAAGACGGTATCAAACGGTTCGGTTCTTGGTTCGAAACTCGTTTCGGTCCAATCTTCATTGCTCACTTGAAAATGCTCCAGAAGTATTCCAAGGCGACCAAGATCGAAGAAGCCGATGAATCGGTAGAGATGAAGGACAAACTCAAGTTCCTCGAAGGCGTACAGGTTGATGACCCAGACGCAACGTACGGGAACAAGACCAGTCCATTCGATGCCGATTCACTGTCGATGGGTCCTGAAGAAGTTAAGAAGGTCTATGACACAGTCGTTGCCCACATTAAGGAAGAGTTGGGGGATAAGGTAGATAAGAAAGACGGTGCGGGTGAGAAGAGTCTGTTGTCTAAGGCTGCTTCTGTTGCTGGTTGGATGTCTCCTGTAGGCTTGGCGATGAAAGGGCTTTCAGCTCTGAACGCGAAGTTCGGTTTGGGGGATAAAGCCAAAGCAGTAGGTAGTTGGATCTCTGACCATGCGGGTGCTATCGCTAAAGTCGCTCCAGTAATTGGTTTGGCTATCGGTGCATTCAACTGGCTCAAGGACAAGATCATTGGGAAGGAGTTCAAAGTCCCAAGTATCTTGAACCGCGAGATCGACCCACTGACTTCCATTCGTTACCGCCTGTACGGTGTGTTCTCGATGGAGTACGCACGGGTGTCTCCGATCTCTCGTTTGGAAGAACGGGTGATTAAAGACATCTCTTACAACGGTCAGAAGAAAGCTGAGTTCGATGGTGACCAAGACGACATTTGGAAAGAAGTGGGTGGTAGCTTTACCTCATCCCCTGAATCCGAAGACGTTAAGGGCCGTTGGATGAAGTGGTTCGGAAACCGTTTCCTTCCGGTACTGATCTCGTATCTGACTGCTGTTCAGAAGTTCGCTTCTAACGGCAACCCATTCGAGGCTTACGATAACCTGCGTGCAGCTCAGAGTCTTGAGATTGCTCGTTTCATGAACAGTGCATCGTCATCAGAAGACAAGAAGTCCGAGGATAACACCTCAGTCTGGTCGAGCACTGAATCCCCGTTCGACGATTACCAGTTGAACACAGACTCCAGCATTGTGAAACCTTTCATGATGGTACTGGAAGAGGACGCCAACAAGGAAATCCTCAATGAGAAAGTCAAAACAGGTCAAGCGGCTAAAGTCCAAAGTCTCATTAACAAGACCACTGGTGGTGCAGGTAACAATGGCCCACCTAGTCCTCTGCGAAAAGACCTAGGTAACGCTCAGCGATCAAGCGGCTCTAGTGCATTGTTGAAAGCAATGTACGGCACCATGCCGATGGCGGGTGGTGATGCCGGTTACATGACTGGTGGTTTGGAAGTACTGCATCCGGGGAATGGTTCAGGGGGTAGCGTTAACGACCTACCTGAGTCGAAAGGTCCTGATGGTGAGTACTCCACCTACAAAGACATGATTATCGCTGTGTCGAAGATGGTTGGGGTTGACCCTGGTTTGATGGCCACCATGGCTGCAATCGAATCGGGCTTCCGTGGGCGAGTGAAGTCTGACTCCTCCTCGGCAACTGGTCTGTACCAATTCGTTGGAGACACCTGGAAAGCCATGCTTGCGAAATACGGTCCGAAGTATGGACTTGATCCAAGCACTCCTCCAACTGATCCACGGGCTAACGCCTTGTTGGGGGCAGAGTACATCCGTGAGAACTCAGAGATTCTGGCCAAAGGTCTCGGTCGTCAGCCTACTGACACTGACATCTATCTGGCTCACTTCCTGGGTCCAAACGGCGCACTGAAACTGTTGGGTGCCAAAGGTGATGCTAACGCTGCTACCTTGATGCCAAAAGCTGCCAACGCTAACAAGTCGATCTTCTTCGCAGATGGTCGACCTCGTACTGTGAGTCAGGTATACGCAGAGATTGACCGTCGGGTTGGAGTCCAACGGAGCAAGTACGCTGGTGACGCACGTTCGGGTGGCGGGTTCTCTGGTGAAGTTAAAACTGCTCCATCGACTCCGGCTACTGTCGGGATCATGGCTCCTGCCACAGCTCCGGCTGCTGGTGGAGGTGGCGGTGCTGCTTCGGGTCCAGATGCACCGGCTGCTCCTAATGACACTGGTAACGCAGCCTCAGGCGGCGGTGGCGGTGGTGAACCCGGTTTGGGTGGGGCAAGCTCTACGCCTTCTACTCCAAACATTCCAGGGGTTACTTCAGGAGCTGGTGGTACTCAACCGGGGGCGACGCAAGTCAACCCTGATGCAGGTTCTGCAAAATCCGCAGGTAACGCTATCCTGCAACGGGAGAAGTCAACTGACTCGGGTACGTTCGGTAAGATCACTCTGCCAGACGGTACCACGTACAACACGCTCGAACTGCCATGGCGTAACAACCAGTCAGGGAAATCGTGTATCCCAGCCGGTACGTATCAAGTCGCAACCAGAATGTCGCCGAAGTTGGGCAAAGCTGCTTACGAAGTGAAGAACGTTCCTGGCCGGTCGAGTATTCTCATTCACTCAGGTAACACTGCTGGGGATGTGGATAAGGGTCAGAAGTCAAACGTGCAAGGTTGTATCTTGCTCGGGTTCTCTCGTAACACGCAGAGTGGGCAAGCCACTATTCAGGAGTCTCGTGCTGCTGTTGCCGCGTTTATGGATAAGATGGGTGGACGTCCATTCACTCTGACGATCATTAGCGCTGAAGGTGACGTAGGTACTCCTGATGCTGCGTCGCAATCGGGTGCCGGTGGTGGTTCCGCATTGTCCCCAATGGCTCAGGCTGTTGGTGCTTCGATGCCAACCCCGTCTACGCCCGCACCAACTACGGTTGCGCCTGTTAGCAATAGCGTCGCTGACCCTGGTGTTGGCCAAGGTGAACCTTCGCTGGGTGGTAGTACGGTTGCTGAGGCGTCTGTCATTAAGAAGGCGCAAGCTGAGAGACAAGCGAATGCTACTGCGCTTCAGGCACAGGAATCAGACGCTGCGTTGTCTCAGAACTTCAGCGGTGTGGCAGAAGTGATGAAGAAACAACTGGAGACTCAGTTGAAGATGGCGAAGTCGTTGGATAACATCGACCAAGGTATCCAGACGCTGGTCAAAGGTGGTGGACAGTCTCAAGCTCCTTCTACTGCGGACTCTTCGGAGAACCAAGGGATGAAGCCTTCGAGTGCTGCTCGTCCTACTGACATCCCGGTGAGGACAACTCCGATCAGCATGAAGCGGATCGCAGCTTCCCGGTAACACTGAGTGGGGGTTCGCCCCCACTCTTCTTAACCTAAAACGAGATCAAGTCAATGGCTGAGTTAAAGGACACAGACTGGATCAGACAATCGTTTATGTTGCCACGTAAGTCCATTGCGAATGCTGACTCCATTCGACGGACACTAACGGATGCCCGGTTCAAGTTCACCGACACCACGTTAGGCGGCAACTTTGCGATCAACCCTCCTCCTCAGTTTACTCGTTATGCTGACTTGGTGGTACCTAGCTTGTACAGTAAGTCCACGGGGATGGGTCGCTACTACAGTGAGGCCATCGACGATAACGCGCAGTTGATCCACATGCGCTTCGGTGTGCCAGAGTACAACTCACTGACGAACTTCTTCTTCAACTTCTACAACCCCCAAGCAGCTACCTTGGCTCGTACGGGCCGGGCTAACGAGATCTCGTTTGCTCTGGGTAAGTTGATCGGGACCATCGTAACAATGCCTGCTCAGTTGTTTATTGCAGCAGGTTCGGCTTTGAACTTCTTCTTGGGTCGACCAACGTCGAAGTACTACTACCTCAAACCGGCGATGCCTTTGTATTGGAACGCCGTGAACACCATCGCCAACGGTATTGCTGTGAACATGGGTCTGACTCCTCGGACATTCCAGGACGACGAAAAGAAATCCATTCCCGGCTCTCTCGAAAACGATGCAGAAACAGCCAAGCTCTACCACAGACTCAATCCGGGGTTGTGGCACGAGTCTGGTCAGTTGGACGTGTACTCCCTCGCCACCAAAGCACAACGCTTGGCGAACGATCAACGAGAGAAGATGGCAGAGATCCTCGAGACACGGGAATCTCCTCAAGACATCCGCAATGCGATCCTGGGGTACAAAGAACAACCGAACATTCAAGACAACCGGATCTACAAAGACTTCGAGTCTTACCTAGCTGCTTACCAAGGTCTCAACGAACGCAAGTCGGATACCGACGACGGCGCCGCAGAGATGACTGGGGACACTCGAGCGTACAAGAAGAACCTGTTGGACTTCGTGGAAGCTGAACACAACGACGGTAGCCAGTGGGTTACTTTCCAAGTGGAACACACCGGTAGTGTATCTGAGAGCTTCAACTCCAGTACACGTGAATCAGACATCTCCTCGAAACTGAACGGGTTGTCTGCTGCTGGTCGTTCGGCTCGTTTCAGTACGGCTGATGGTCAGTCAGGTATCAACTTCATCGACGGCGCAATGTCGATGGTAGGTAGTTTCATTGATGGTGCCTTGGAGTCGGTAAAACTCTCAGGTCTGGCAGCATTCTCTGGTATGGCCATTGCGGACATTCCAAAGATGTGGGAATCGTCTTCAGCACAACTCCCACGGTCTGACTTCACCATCAAACTGCGTACCCCTTACGGTAACAAGATGTCGCGCTTCACTGACCTCTACGTTCCGTTGTCGATGCTGTTGGCTGCTGCTCTGCCAATCTCGACAGGTAAGCAATCTTACACGAGCCCGTTCTTGTGTGAGCTGTATTCCAAGGGTCGTAGCCAAACACGTCTGGGTATGATCGAGTCGCTGAGTATCACTCGTGGTACTGGTAACTTGGGTTGGACTCAAGACAGTGAAGCTTTGGGCATTGACGTTACCTTCTCGGTAGTGGACATGTCGACCATCATGCACATGCCAATCAACGCAGGCTTCAAACTCAACGATGCTGTAGCGATCGGTTTGGGTGCAGCGGCTGCGATCGGTGGTGGTGGGGGTATCAAAGCTGTTGCTGCTGGTGCTTCGATTATCGCAGGTTCTGAGTTCGCTAAAGGTGTGTTTGCTGAAGACACCATGTTCTCGGACTACTTGGCGATCTTGAGTAGTATGTCACTGACGGAACAGACGTACACTTACCAAAAGCTCCGGCTGAACTTGGCAAGACAAATGGGTTCCATGGATACGTGGTTCTCCAAGTCCCACTTTGCAAACTGGTTTATGAACACCTCTCCGGCTCGATTATTCTCCGGCTTTGCAATTGGTACCGGCGTCGGCTGACACACGGCATAAAGGCCAGCCTTGTGGGCTGGCTTTTTATGCGCTTTACAACTGAACACCTGGGTAGTACTGACGCACGAGCGATACCAACTGAGCCGACTTGTAAGTCGGTGCAATCATTACCGGTAGCTTGTACGCATCGAGTCGACCTAGCAGATTCAACGCATGGGGTGAAGCATACGTGAACATCTCCAAGTCATCTACGATCTGACCATTACGGTTGTACGTAGCCCAATCGGGGTCGATGTGATTCAGAACCCCTAGAAGCTCGCTGGTGCGTTGATCGTACTGAGCCGGTGTGGTTTTGTCTGCGTACTTGTAAAACATCAGGATGCGCTTGCAGGCGTCTGGTAGCGTGCTTAACACACCCCCTGCCGTCAAAGCCTCACCCATAATCTTCAAAGCGTCGATGTTACTCGACAATACCGCCACTGTGTACGTTTTACCGTAAGAGTGGAGGGTCACAGACTTATCACTTACCGATGCTACAGCTTCCTGTAACAGATCAGTAGCCCCTGACCGGATAGCGTAGTCAATGATGGTTGTAGCCATCGCTGCTTCTGCTGCCAAGTCAAACACACTGAAGACGTCAGACTTACCGGTTAACTCTTTCGCAAGGTTAGCCAACCCACGAACGTCATCCAAGTTACCCGACATGTACGCTTTCACGCCAGTCTTGGTTGCCCCCATGATAGAGGCCACCGTACCCTTAGAGACACCGAAGTCTTCAAAGGCACTGAACATGGTGTTCTGCATCTGTCCCGTCAGGTTCTTCATCAAACCCGAGGAACCCATACTGGAACTGATACGAGCCAGCGCATCGACCTTAGACAACCGTCCTGACTTTGCAGCCATTACAGAAGTCATGATGTTTTTAAGCATCGCAGGGTTCTTGCGGATCGTTTGTGCAGCATCAGCACTGAAGTTCTTCAGCGTGTCTGGTAACGAGTTAAGCGTCTGGTTCGCTTTCTGCTTATACGTGTCGACCGTTAGGAGTGCATCCACCGGGCCAGACTTAAACAGAGAGGTAGCAATCTTTCCTGTAGTCACGGTAATCTCCTAAACGAGGCAAAAAAAAAAAGAGGGCGTGAACCCTCTCTTCTTTCTTAGAGCTTAGAAGTACTGGGTGCCAACTGGGCGTTCCAGTTTGGTCAGACGCAGGAAGCCAGCGCTCGCCAAATGCTTCATGAAGACAGCAGCCGGGAACAACAACTTCTTGATCTGTACATAGTCACCTTCTTTCACATCGGACTCCTCAAGGAACTCGAACCCAGGCATCTGGGGCGGAACCATGCGGACGGTGTGGTCAAGGTACGACTTTGCGGTGTCGCCTTTACGCCAGTAGGTCATGTCGGAAGGATTCATCTTCGGAAGCGGAGTTTCCTCACCAACGATACGGCACTTCAGAACAGTTTCCAAGCTCATCTTTTTATTTCCCAATCAAACCAGTATGACCAGCTTTCAAGAAGGTACGAATGTCCTCCAAGTCGGTCACCAACGTTCCTGTCTCCTTGGCATTCACCACTTTACATTTATCCAAGGAGTCAGGGTCTCCATAGTAATAGTAATGGGTGAACGGTAGGTCGCTGTCGATAAACATCTCGAACAGCTCAGCGTTCTGTGTAATCTTGGCTACTAAGCCAATACGGAACATCCAATCAAACTGGTAGTCGAGCACGATGTTGTTAGCATCGCGACACAACTCAATGCCCAGTTCTTTAGCCTTGTAGCCCCACAGGGTACGGAACTCTTTGAACTTACGTCCTGTCTTCAGGAAGTAATGGAGTCCTTCGCTGGATTCAAAATGACCCAACAGTGGGTGCCAGAACGCATCGTGGGAGAAGTTGGTTAACCTCAGTCCCAGTTTAGTTTTGGCTTTTGTGTAAACGTTCAAATGGGTGATCCCATCGAACTTGGGGTGCAGTTGTTCAATCACAAGCGCACCTCACCGACTTAACATCCATAATCAACATCGGGAAAACCTTTTCTTCTTTGATGGCATAAAGCCGCTCCAGTTAGGCAGCGGCTACGAGTTCACTCTTCTTTTGCGAGGGCTTGGATCTCTTTGATCGTCTTCGCAAGATTATCCATCGTGACGCCGTTATGCGGCACAGGAATGGTGGTTTCTTCTTCGGCTACCTCAGACTTATCACCCACGTAGATCACGGCGGTGTATTCAGTCTTGATCCCAGACTTCCACTCAAACTCCAACCTTAACCGTACACGAAACGGATTCAGGAAACGGATAGCTTTCTCGAACACCCCCCAGGTCATCGTTGGTCGCAGGAGTTCCTTAGAAAGGTTCCCACGTGCCGACGACATGTCTCTGGAGTTCTGAGGAATGCGATTCCTCGGGTCTTTCAGGTAACGCAACATGTTGCGATCCCAGATTGTCTGGTTGAACTTCTGCTCATCCATAATCTGGCGAAACAACTTACTCAGTACGCCGCTGGCCTTTTCCGCTAGCTTTGTCTTTGAATTGAGTACCTGTTTGAGTTCCTTGTTCTGCATACACTTGAACCTCAAGGAAACCTAAGATTACCGATTCAACATCACCCATCAGGTGCGTGAATTGACGGGTGTAGTAATCGACGTTCCCTTTTGTATCGGCACTTTCGAACAGCAGGGCTTTCTGGAGAAACTCCAGTTGCATGAGTATTGCATTATAAACCTCCATAGGCTTGAGTTGATGACCTTTGTCAGTTGACAAGTAGTCGTCCATCTTTGTTACACGCAAGTTACCGTGTAGGTTACGGCTTTTCTGGATACGTTCAGGAACAAGTCCTTTCTCTTGCACGATGCGCGAACACTCATTCAGCAACACCAGCATGAGGTGTACCGTAGGGTTGATCACCACAACATTGACAGAAAGTCCGATCAATGGTGTGTATAGCTTAAGTTTCGCTGGATCAACCAACCGAGCCAAATCCATACAGTAACGAACGTCTCTTTGGACGGCGCCGTCAACTGAGTATTTCTGGATCACCGCTTCGATTTGATTCTGCAACGTAGGTTTCTTTTGTACTACTCCGAACAGTTTTCTAAGACCTGCTTCAATGGAATAATACACATCTGTAATCTTTTTGAGTGAGGATCGAAACATGTCTGATGACCTTTTGACAGACGACAATATCTTACGCTTTACCCAAGGGCAGCGCAAGAAGCTTGAGGCGCATCTGCTGGTGAATGGGTGGCCTAACGATAAGGATGGTCAAGACGTCCTGTTGAAGCTCTACGCTGACATGGATCGGCAGGCTTTGGGTAACAAGCGGATCGGTGCGGCTGAGAAGCTTGCGGAGTCCGACAAATTCGTGGCCAGTGTCATTGCTGACGTGGTTAAGAAGTTTGGCTCCAACATTCCTTTCGAGAATGGTGGTACCGTAGCGACAGGGTTGCTGATCGAACAGTACGTTGAGACTGAACAGCGCAAACTCCCTAAGGCAGAACCTGTCCCCGGTGAAATGGGTATCGGTACGGCGAACATGAACTTTGGTGATTTCGTCAAGGCTTTCGAAGACGACGAGTGATCACTATAGTATCACACTACACCGTAAATTTAAATATGGTCATAAGGGAGGGCTTAACGCCCTCCTCTATGCCGTCAGATGACAGGACTGAACAAAGCGATGTTCAACAGTTGCAGGTTCATGTGGCACCGCGACGTCTGTTCCAGTACTTCAAACGGAGAGACCCGACCAACACCAGCAATCGTGATGTCTTCCTCGGTAAAGTCCTTGATCGCTGAACGAGCAGGGGCAAAGACCGTAATGGTTGGAATCCCTTTGTCGTAGAAGCGCTTAAGTTGGGCTGACATCCACTCGTTGAAGTCGTAGAGGATATAAGCCGAGTAGTCTGCTTCCAAGAAGTGCGGAGTGATCTCTTTAGGAGACAACCAAACGTGCTCAAGCAACACCTCGTTGTTCACGAACACAGAGATGCTAGTCAGGTACGCTTCTTTCTCTTCATCGGTCAAGACGTAGGGATAGAAGTTAATGGTCAGCTTCACGTCACTAACCAGTGGAGTGTTAATCCGTTGGTCACACAGTTCGGCAAAGATCTTGGTCAATGACAGACACATGTTCGTGGCCAGAGCGCCCTTGAGGGTATCCTTGTCACGAGCAGCGTACCGTTCTTTGTACCACTTGTTACGGACCATGCCTTTGGTGTGAGTCTCGAAGTCATCCGACAGACGTTCCCAGTAGAGTTTACTGGTCACCAACATCTTTGCAGCTTCTGGCTTACAACGAGCCACAGAAGGCAAACGCGTGTCCAACAGCGCGTCGATCTCACAGAGGATGTTCTGATCCATTATTCGTCACCATCAGGGCGGATACCCCCCAGAATCTTGTCGAGATCCAAGAAGTCCACGAGGAGGACCAACACCAGCCACGGGTACTGTCGCAGGTAGTCGGTCAGGTTCTGTTGAGAAACCATCCGCTCCATCAAGTCTTCGTCAATGGCTTCCTCTTCAGAGACTTCCATCGAACCCTCGTAATGGATCGTGAACGAATCTGCCAACTTGGTGGACAGTTCATCCCAACCATCTTTACCGAGGATGAAGCGCAGGTTCTGACTAGCCCCGTGAACAAAGTCCACTAAGGACTCCTTCTCACGGATAGTCGCCCAGAACTCTTCCACCTGTGTAGGGGTGGCCAGTTGGTTCAGGCGGATGTCATTTTGAACAAAAAAAAGAAATTCGACAACGTCGATCTTTGCTTTCTCGTCCAGCATTGCATTGAAGCGACGATGCAATGAGGCGGTGATCTCGTTCAGTGATTCGTTCATTACTTGTCCAGTGTGTTGTCGAGGTGGATAGTTTTGAGCAGAGTCGACAGAGTCGTCACTGACTTAACCTTGGTGTTGAACTGAGACAGGTAGTCGATGCTCACCCCACCGTTCTCAATGATGGCCCGGTTCATAGCGTTAAACGCTTTGGCGTCACCACCACGGAACTTGATCAGCTCTGTGATCGTGGAGTCCAGACCCTGAGCAAACAACACCTGAAGTTCTGGGAAGGAGATCTTCGAGCCTTTAGAAGGTCCGGTAGATTGTCCCGACAGTTCGTCGATGTGTTTGTTGTTCTCAGGGATCGTGGCTTTACTTTGTAGCAACTGAACCTGACGACGCAGTGGAACGTCAATGACCAGATACTTCACAGGCGTGCGGTAGACTTCACCTGTGGTTGGGTCTGTCAGGATCAGGTACTGGAAGAACTCGTGACCCAGCTCCTTAGCGATTGCCAAGTTGCGATCCAAGTTCAGCTTTTGTTTCGACAGGTTCGGAGTCTTGATGGTCAGGATCTCAGTCCCGTCCTCCAGATTCTTCATGAACTGATCGAACTCTTTGTCCGTCATCTCTGGCAGACGTTTTGCGTAGAACGCAGTGTTTGGGCTACCGGGCAGGATCTCTTCGATGTATTTCAAGATCATGGCGGTAGCGGCTTTACGGTTGCCCATGGCGAAGTGTCCTAATTAGTTCCCTATAGGATCACTCGGACAGAACGAACTTTAAGTATGACAGTCCAGAAGCGTACGCTAGCGTATTGAACTGCGACTGAGTTACGTACTCACCTTTGGCTGCACGTCGAGAGACAAACTCAACGGCATGGGTACATTGTTTCAGGCCGTGGTCTAAGACTTCCAGAGCACGGTCGTTGTGTCGAGGCAAGGTCAAACTGTAGTAAGGTAAGCGCTGACGCAGTAAGCTGTACGTCATGGCTTTGATGAACTCATCGCTGCCTGTATAGTGAACCACAGCACCCACACGGGGTTGATCTGGGTCCCAGCCTAAGTTCTGGAGTAACAGCGAGACAGTCTGGTTGATTGTCTGCATGTCCCCAATGAAGTCAGGGCAGTAAACCATCAGGCGCACAACGTCGTACATCCCTTGTGTGCGTTTCAGTACTTCGGGTGAACCAATGACACCGCCAGCACAAGCTCTTACATAACCACTCACCGGTGGCTGGAGCATCTGGGCAGTAAGGGGGGTGAAATAACTACCGTTGTCCACAGCAGCCATCGCCTCATCGACGGTAGCAATTGCAGCACAACCGCGAGTGATAGAGAGGGATTCAACAAAGCCGCCGAGTGTAGGACGCATGAGATTATTTCCAGGCAGGTAAACCGTAGGCCACAATCGTGGGAGCCACGTGTTTGTTAAAGAGTCGCAACCATTCTTTCTCGGTTACATTATCCATCAAGCACTCACGCTCGTTGGTGGTTGAGCAAGGGAGCATACCCAACTGAGTACGCAGATAACGATTGACCTCAGGGAGAGCATTCGCTGGATTGGGAGTGAAGTGCTGTGCCATTTTGTTAGCAGCATCAGTACTGTGTTTGTTCAAGCATTGGAGCACTGAATCGTAAAAGGAACTCATCGTTGTTACCTGTGGGTTGAAGGAGGACACACCGCCTATATAGTTACCTCGTTATATTAAGAATTACCTACAGCAAAAAAATAACCCCTAGACAAGCGGGTTACTTTCTTCAGTAGCTTCGAACGCCAATCCGATCACGGATGGCTTGGGCTTCTTTCTGAATCTCATCAACACGCTTCCCGTAACGCTCAGCGAGACGGTCAACACGCTGGGCTTGATGTTGATACAGGTGTTCCATCTTAGTTGCCCAGATGACATCCTCAATAACCTTGTTAGTACACTTCATCCAGAACAGCGTCATCACGTAGTTACCCGAGATGATTGCTGCCAGCTTGTGTGTCAACAAGGTAATGATGTCTTCCTCGGTGTAAGGCATGTTGGTGCCTGACTTACTGTCGAGTCGATCATTGATTGTCCGCAACCGAGTTAGGTTCTTACGAATCTTACCCAGTTCGATTGTTTTAACGTTGAGCAGGATCATGCCAGCGTTGTATTGAGCCAGAGTAACTTGTGTCATGATTGTTCTCCACAGAACCTAAGATTAGTTTGTTGTTCAGGCAGCGAGGACTTGATCCCACTTCATGAACAGTTCAATCGTCTTACGACGACCGATCATCATTTCAAGTCGACGAGCCTGATTGATGGTGATGCGTTTCAGGTCGTAGTTCAATTGGTCAAGGTAGATCTGCGCCAGTGAATCTTTCTGGCCCAAAGCACCTTCCTCTTGCACACGTGCGATCTCTTCCAACAGGAAGGTGCTTTGTTCTTTCTCTTCCTTCATCATCTCTTCATGGGCTTTCTGTGCATCGTCAAGACGAGTCAGAGAAGTTTCCATTTGAGCCAGAGTCAGGATAGCGATGAATCGTTGCATGGTCATACTCCTTTAAACGATGAGGTGACGTTTGTTATTGTTGAGCAGCAGCCCTCTTTCGAAAGCAACAGCGTCTGCCAAGAAGGCACGATAACGAGCAACAATCCGAGCCCACAAAGATTTCTTTGCAGGTTCAGCTTTTTCGTACTGGACTTTAGCCTCAGCCAGTTTAGTGAGGGCTTCTTTAACAGAAGGCATTTTCATAGTTGGTGCGCAGTTAAACATGATGTGTTCTCCATAGAACGTTAGATTAGTTTGGGGAGCCGAAACTCCCCGGTGTATCAGTGCCCTCGTGCCTTGTTCACGATCAGCCGAGCAATGCTCGGTGAGGAATGATCGCTATTGCGAGCGGCTTGTCCCTTAGAGACAAAGTCCAACGCAATCTCTTTCAAGACTTCGAAGTACTGGTCAGCCTGTACCTGAGTACATTGCTTACCATCAACGAGTTTGGCCAACTCGTCACGGAAACCGTCATAGACGTTCCGATACTTCTGATCCCCGTAAACACTGTCGTACAGGACCTTGCTCATGGCAATGCCTGCGGCGACGTTCTGCGGGGCTACAACGATGGTGTCGGTAGCAACAGCCACCCACTTCATCGCCAGTACAGCCAAACAACCTTTACGGCTTGGTCCACCGTAAAGCCGATCTGCAAAAGCCGCAGCTTTATCCAGATCCAGAACCTCGACCTTCAGGCGACGAGCCCAAACAGCGATGTTCTGATGAGTAGCAGTTTTGTAAGTTGTCATAGTCGTTCTCCATAGAACAGTAGATTAGGTTTGAACAAGAGATTTTGTATCCTATTCACATTGGTAATATAGATCTGAGATTTTTTTAATTCGACAAACGGCATAAACGGAGCCCCGAAGGACTCCGTCTACTTATACCCCTTCTTTGGAACGCTTGATAGCCAACCTCAGTAAACCACCGAGGTCGAACTTACGTTGTTCCATGCGCGCTTTGGTCTCTAACCAGAACGTCTTGCGATCCGATGTAACCAGATCGTAGCAGAATTGTTTCAGTTCCAGCCGTTTCAAGAAGTTCGGTCGAAAGTCCATTACGCAGCCTTTGCAGGGATGTTGAGGTCAGTGGTTTGTTTAAGGGCGGTGATGTTGATCTTACCCTTGTACCAGTAAGGGACGTACTCACCTTTGGCCATGCGGAGAATGTCGAGAGTAGACAAGAAGTTCTTCGGGTTCTTGTTCTCTTCGAAATCCCAGTAGCCACGGGTCTCCAGGAGTTCATCCCAGTTGTAGCCCATCTCTTTGATCTTGGTGTACAGGTCCTTCGGTTCCATCAGGTAGCCGCGAGCTTGACCGAAGCCAAGGTTTTCCATCTGGCACATCTCGGACTGGATTTCCAGCGCACGTTGCAGGCGCGGGTTATCACGGATCTTGCCACGCACAGTAGTACGCTGCATGGTGATGTCCGGGCACAGTTCGATGAAGTAAGCACGGTCGTGACCACCAATGCCGTACTTGAAGAACTTGCAGTAGTTGAACTCAGTCATCCCAACCAGCAAACCTTCACGCTGGGAGTAGATCACTTCGAACGGCATCCCGGTAGGACCGCTCTTAGCCCGCAGGTTCTGCATGACCAGCAAGTTCAGGTCAGTGTCACCTTCAAGGTTGTCTTCTGGTCCAGCAGGGAACTCAGGAGCTTTGGTAGCCTTGTTTTGAAGAACACTAACCGAGTTGCAGTACCACAGGTTGTTGGTGAGGAACGTGAACTTCTCAGGCACGTTCTTGAAGACCGTCTTACCTTTGAGGTGAGCCAGCTTCTTCGGATCAGGTGCGTACTGATCCAGTTGGTGTTTGTCACCGGCGTGAGCAGTAGCGATCACGAGGTTGTTGGCACCCGCTGTCAGGTTAGGCATCTGCATCAACATCTGAGTCTTGGCCGCAGCAGAGCGCAGGGCGTCAGTGTTAGCAGAAGCGTCACCAATCTCGTTCTTGTCGTAGATAGCATCGACCGAGTCAGTGATGAACATACTGAGGGAGTCGATCTCGAACAAGTGAGGCATGATGCACTTGATGTACTCGCCTTTGTTGTCGATGAACGGCATGGTGCGTTGAAGCGACTTCGCTTCTTTCTTCTTGAGCATGGACATGTCGCGGAACTTGTCGAACCACTTGTTACCCGAGATCATCGTCGAGTC